GCATGGTTAGCGAAGACATGATGGGTGGTGGCTCAATGCTCCCGCCTCGCCTCGCAGCCCGTGGTGGCGGTATGTCAATGGGCGGCGCACCAATGGGTGGCGGTATGCCAATGCCATCCTCACCGATGAGCTAGTCATGGCATCGCCAGCGTGGCAACGTAAAGAAGGTCAGAACCCTTCAGGTGGACTCAACGACAAAGGTCGAGCCTCGTACAAAGCACAGACTGGTGGCACTCTCAAAGCCCCGGTCAAAGGTCGCCCAACATCACCCGAACAGATGCGCCGTAAAGGCTCGTTCCTGTCTCGCATGGGTGGATCGCCAGGCCCGATGAAAGACGACAAAGGTCGCCCGACCCGCAAGGCGTTAGCCCTTAAAGCCTGGGGTGCTAGCAACGAAGCCGAAGCCAAATCTATGGGTCGTCGTTTACTGGAGCAGTACGCCAAGCAGAAAGCAGATAAGAAATGAAAAAGCCTTTTTGGGAATCAAAGAACCCGAACAAGAAGTCAAGCAAACTTGGTGCTGAGGGTATCGCCCTCGCTAAGAGCATGGCATCTAAGGCTGGCCGACCGTACCCAAACCTTGTTGACAACGCCGCAGCAAGTAGAAAACTTAAGAAGTAAAGCCTGCTCACAATGTCATTTCACCCTGGTGACTTGACCGAAGGTAGCCATTCAGTAAACTTGGTGTTGCCAACACAAACGTGATGTTGAAGGCTTAGAGCCTCTGTCACCCTTAACAAAGGAAATTATGCGGCAAATCACCAAAGCAATACTTATAGTTTGCGTTATGTCATCGTGCGGATCGACAATGAAAGTCTCAACTGAGACACTCCCTGTTCTCCAGCTCGCACCAGTCACAACACAACCAACACTCAATGCACACGAAGCCTTACAAGCCGACCTAGCAACCACAACAACGACAACAACAGAAGTGCCGTTAGTGTCAGATCCCCTTGATTACATTGACGAATCGCGCGCAATGTACGGCAAGTGTGGTGAGTGGTACGACACGCTTATCGCTGTCGGTGGACGCGCAGAAGACTGGCCCATATGGTCACGAGTCCTGTGGACTGAATCTCGATGCCTTCCAGCACCAAACAAAACCCGTGAAGCATCCGCAGCGGCCGACTGCATTGGGTTGACACAAATATTTTTTCGGGTGCATCAAGCCTGGTTGTCGGAGTTCGGTTTCGGTAGAGAAGACCTGCTAGATCCCGTAAAAAACCTGACATTCGCTGTTGCGTTACAGAAGTCTTCGGGCTGGTCGCCGTGGGCTTATTTAAATATGCCTTGACTTTCATACACCCATACTTCATAATCATTACTGTGCAACACCCCACCACTACGGTGAGGGTAACCAAACAAAGGGGAAACCATGACAGAGATAGTTCCAGTTCCGTTATCCAATTCGCTTGAGCGACAAGGTGAAGACGGACTCCGCAATGCAATCATGCGCTCAGACAGCAGTCGAGAAGAACTTGCCAAAGCCGGGGAATATCCTCAGCTGCTCAAGGGTCTGCTGTATCTCAAAGAAATTAAGGCTGACCTTGACACGTTGATCCGTGCCACCGAAGATGACATCACCCGTCTCATGCCTGAGAAGAAGATGTTCATTGAAGAAGTCGGTACGGTCGAGCGTCGCATGAGTTCCACCCGCAAATGGGAATCGGAAGATTTGCTTAAGCACATCACGCGCTCAACGCTTGACCCCGAAGGAACAGGCGAAGTGTCAATCAACAATGTTGTCATGCTCATTGACACACTTAAAGCGGTTCTCCCATTCACAGCGTCGCTGGGCTGGCGAGTCACCGCACTCAAAGAACTGGGCATTGATGTCTCAGAATACTCAGAAGCAACCTATGGTCGTCAGACCGTACAGATCACAAAGTAGGAACCATGTCCAATATTGAAGTAGCACGTCAACTCACCCCGGCTGAAGTCAACTGGAAGACCGCACAAAAAATTGCGAACACACCGTTTGTACCTAGTGCATTCCGTGGCAAGCCCGAAGCAGTATTCGCTGCAATCTTGTACGGCGACGAACTGGGTCTAGGGCCGATGCAATCGCTTAACAGCATTCATGTCATTGAAGGTAAGCCGAGCATGGCTCCCGAACTGATGCGTGCGCTCGTCGCCCGTGCAGGTCACCGCCTAGATGTCAAGCTCGCCAGCAACGACAAGGTCGTCCTTTGGGGCAAGCGAGCCGACAACGACTCTGAAGCGACAGTCGAATGGTCTATGAAAGATGCACAGCAGGCTGGCTTGGCTGGTCGTGGCGCATGGAAGACCTACCCCCGTGCCATGTTGCTGGCTCGTGCCACATCAGAATTGTGTCGCATGATCTTCGCAGACGTTGTCGCAGGCTTGTCGTACACCCCCGAAGAAGCATCTTCTATCGCTGGTGTTGAATGGAACGACACACCCGTTGATCCGTTGCTGACCGCACCAGCACCTGTGTTGACGGCAGCACCACCAACGACAGCACCGAACGCTGAACCACAGCAAGTGATCGTTGAAGCCGACTGGGTAGAAGACCCGCCGTACGAACCAACCATCGACTGGACAGAAGAGTTCCCCGGTGCAGAGATCCAAGATGCCGTGGTCGTACAGCCAGCATCAACCAGCACCAACGTGGCAACACCAAAGCAGATCGGAATGGTTCGTGCGCTCCTACGTGAATGGGGAGTCAACGCCGAAGAATCATTGAGCCTTGCCTCGATGCATCTCAACCGTGAGATCACCACATTAGGAACATTGACCAAGAGCGATGCGTCATCGTTCATCACCTACCTTAAGGACAACCACCCTGGCGGTGTCGTGTGAATCCGATCAAACTAATCATCATGCGCCGTCGTGCGCGCCAAGGCCACCTCAACTTGATGTCACGTCACCTGATCCAATGTGCCGATCTTATAGATGAACTACGCCGAGAGAACCGTGCGCTGCGAATTCGTGGTGAGCGTCTCGCACAAGCCATTGAGAACAACGACTGGTCAATTGACTATGCGATGATCCTGAGCGACAGCGTCTCAGCATGGCGGGAGTTCGACGAATCATGACAGGCGAAAGCGTTACCTTCAACTTCATCCCCGTTCAGGACTGGGTCGAAAAAGCACGATGCCGTGGCATGGATCCAAACATCTTCATGCCCGAACCTGGCGACAGTACCGCCGAGATTAAAGAAATTTGCAACGGCAAAATGCACAAGCGTTTCAACCGTGACAAGCAACGGTACGAGCTGGTAGGTGAACCGCCCTGCCCAGTCCGTGGACAATGCTTGCAGTATGCGATGGAACTTCCCGGCAAGGTCGTCGGCATCTTCGGTGGCACATCGGAGAAAGAACGTCGTGCGCTGCGTTCAGAGTTTCGTATGGACGGCGTGCAAAAGCGCATCCAGCACGGCACGATTGGTGGCTACAAAGCTGAATGGCGATTCGGACTAGAGCATTGCGATGCTTGTATCGCGGCCAATGTTGAAGCAACTCGACGCAACAAAGCGCAACAGAAATCCAAAGTAAAACATGGAACATATGCTGGATATCGCTCTGAGAAGAGACTAGGGTTACCGATATGCGAAGCCTGCCAGCAAGCGTACGAGGTAGAAAAAGCCGACTACCTATCCAAGACAACAGCCCTAGAAACAGACTCACCGTTACGCCAGGTGCTGAACTTACTGCACTCAGTCACGACTGCCGACTGGCCGATAGCAAAGGATATTGCGAGTGAACAAGCCTGAAGTGTGCGAAGACTGCGGAAAAAAGAAAGTTCTTTACAACGTGGACTTAAGACTATCCAAGGGTGGCAGCAAAGTTTTATGCCGGGATTGCTGGCACAAGCGTGAAGCACCATTCATTAGTGGTAACTACAAGAGTCAATGGGATTGACATGGGGTCTTCATATTTTGAACCACCCGTCGAGGGTGATTGCGACACTTGCGGAGAATTCATTGAAGCCTGGGCAATCCAGCATTCATTTAACAAGCAGACGGGATATCTACGGTGCGCCCGCTGCCAAGATCTAGAAAACAAATACCAACCAAAGGGGAAATACAATGATTAAGACCTGGCACACATTGCCGATACCAACTCGTTTGGTAATCAGTTACGACTCTACAGACGGAACACTCCGCTATGAGCGTCGCGCTGTTATCGCATTCACGATTGGCGACAACGACGACCTGACCTATATGTCGGTTTACGGCATGACCTACACCAAATCAAAACACGAATACGCATTCACCGAACAACTACAGAACGGTGTGTGGCAGTCATGATTATCAACTTCCCACCTGCCGTCCGTGCAGACGATCCCGTGACGTGCATTGAACCTAAGTCCCGTGCCAATGGTGCAGCACGCCTACTGGACATCTACGCATTGCACGATGTCACCGACGAAGAAGCCGTGCGACTGCTCCTGGGCCGACCCGCAACACTTGCTGATGAAGGTATTCGCCGTCGAGCATCCGACCTACGAGCTTTGGGCTGGATCGCACCAACCGGGGAGACTCGTGCCAATGACCGTGGTCGCCAGCGCATCATCTGTGCAATCACCGACAAGGGCAGAGATGCCCACATGAAACTATTCGTAAACGATGAAGGAGACAACTGATGGAAAACCCACACGCTGAACCAAACAAACAACCACAACCACAAATCCATGATCGTCACAAGATCAAGACATTCCCACGACGACCCGATTTCGGTATGGGCGACCCAGTAGTGCGTGAATCCCAGCACGACATGGTCGAATACATGACCGAAGTAACCCGTGACATGAAACGAATTATGGACGAACACACGGTACTTATGAAGCAGTTACTGACTGTCATGACATCAATCCGAGATGCCCAACAGCAAGACCGTTGGAACCAGCAAAGGTACGGACGATGACACTCACCTACGGCAGCCTGTTCGCAGGCGTTGGTGGCTTTGACATGGGCATGGAGCAAGCAGGCTACGAGCCTGTCTTCCAGGTCGAATGGGATAAGAACTGCCAAAAGATTCTGCATCGACATTGGCCGACAGTCCCCAAATGGGGTGATGTATGCGATGTCAACGGTGCAGACCTACCACCATGCGACGTGCTGATCTTCGGATCACCATGTCAAGACTTATCAGTAGCAGGCAAGCGGGCTGGACTCCAAGACGGAGACAGATCATCAATGTTTTTTGAAGCCGTAAGAATTATTAAGGAGATGCGAGATGCAACTAACTCTATTTACCCAAGAGCCACCATTTGGGAAAACGTCCCAGGAGCCTTGTCAAGCAACAAAGGAGCCGACTTCGGTGTCGTCCTCTCAAGTTTGGCTGACATCGGGGCGATTACACAAGAATACGCCGTCTTGGACGCGCAATACTTCCGAAGCACCCCGCAACGACGAAGAAGAATATTTCTCGTCTCTATCTTCGATTCTGCAGCCAGCGAAAGATGTCCCGACCCGCTACTACCTCTCATCCAAGGCAGCCGAGGGGATTTTGCGAAGGGCCGAAAGGCGCGGAAAGACGCTACCCGATTTGCTTCGACAAGCATTGATTCAAGTGATGGAAAAGAAATAGTTCATACATCGTCATCATTTGGTGACTTTAGTGTCATTGGTTTCGGCACTCTTAGATCATCCGGTGGTGACTTAGGTGGTGGTTCAGAAACACTTGTTACCGCAATGGATCAAATCAATATGCCTATTTCTGAACTTGGGCCTACATTGACAACGACCTACGGTGCAAAGAATTATTCAAATCATCAAGAAGTAATGTCGGGATCAATTATACCTGTCGCATATTCGATCCGTGAAGATGCCAAAGCTAACAACTTCAGCGTAACCGAGACAGACACAGCCCTATGCCTCAACGGTCTAGTGCCATCAACACAATCACACCACGCACAAATCTTCATTGCCGAACCACAACCACCATATGTTTTTGATGCTACGCGCCATGACGACTTCCGCATGGATACCGAAACCGTTCCGACCCTCAAGCAACGCATGGGAACCGGGGGTGGGCAAGTACCAATGCTTGCAGAAGCAATTGCCTACGATGATCTTAACGGTACGCTCAACACAGTACATGGTACGCTACGCGTAAAACGCAATGGCGATTTTATTGCAGAACCAATTGTTTACGATGGCTACAACCAAAAGCTGGACGACAGCGGTGTACACCGTTCGTTGCGTATTGGTCGAGATAGTAGTGATTTTGTGGCACAACCTATCTATTCATTTGATACTCAATTTGGTAGCAACGCTGCCGTCCTTGAAGACCATTCCCCAACACTCAAATCGTCCCAACAACCGCCTTCGGTATCCCCGCCAGGGTTGGCAGTACGTCGACTCACACCGCTGGAATGCGAGCGTTTGATGGGATGGCCCGACGATCACACCCGGTGGACAGCAGACGGCAAAGAACAAGCCGATACCAACCGCTACAAGCAATGCGGGAATGGTGTAGCGTCGCCCGTAGCTCGCTGGGTAGGCGAACAACTACGACCCGTACTGGAGACAGAATGAACCAACTATCGCCCGAGGAGCAACGATTCGTGGACAAAACAGTTGAAGTCATCTACTTCGCAGGACTAGCGGCAACGTGTGTCGCGATCCTGTGGTGGATCATCGGCAAGATCACGAAATAACCGAGTCAGGTGCAGAACCCGACCCGAATCTGTCCCCATCAGGCTCGACCACAATCTGAGCTATGACATCAGCCTGACTAACCAGCGAAACAGGATTGAGTAGGCGCAAAGTCTGCCGAACATACCTATCGTTCGTATGGCCGAGCCACTTCGCAATCACCGGGACAGCAACACCACGCTGAAACTGACGCTGAACAGCCCAACGACGCATATCCTGCACCGTAAGCCGACGACCAACAGCACCCGAAGCGACATCATTGATCGTCTCAGTCGCGTGCTTAGAACCAAACGTCCCACCGAGCGTAGTAGTCGCAGCGAACACCGCCGTAAGACCGAGAGTCAACACTTCAAGGCGACCGTCCACCGGGATCTCGCGCCTGTTGCCTCGACGAGAACGCACCGTGACTAGCGTCTTCCCTTCCCAAGTGCGAACATCCGTCTTACGAATCCGAAGAGCTTCAGCGCAGTCACAGCCACCCCAGGCAACCATCGCAGCGAGCCATTCCCACCGAGGCCCACGCTGAGAAAACGCTGACATGACCAGCACCATCTCATCATCGGACGGCACAGTTGAATTATCAAGCACGATGACCCGCTTCGGCATCTTCACCGAATGCAAACCGTGAACCTTCAGAACACCAGCATCGACCAGCGCATCCATCCACTTAGCGACCCCACAAACCCGTGAAGCAACCGACGTTGATGTGTACCGAGAAGCCATCCAATCCACAAACAGTTGAGCGTTCACCGCCGTGCAATCCAGGGGATGAATGTCCACCAAGCCGCACCACCGTTGCCAAGTCATAATGTCTTTTTTGTACCGCTTACGAGTATGTATCGAGGCGTAACCCCCCAAGAAATGAGCTGTAACAGAGCGAACAGAAGCCATAAATAATGTTTACCACACTCAATCGCATTTATTTGCATAAAAAGCACGCTGACCATCCACATTTGCGAAAATATTTTGGATGTCACGCACGCTGAATGCCCACACCCAGCGGGCCGAAGGCCCGGCACAGCGAGCTGGCCGAAGGCGGGCGGTGCGCCGGGCCAGGTGTTCAGATCGGAAACCCCACAAACGCCCGCACCTATAACACACCCCGGATTTTGTCATGACGAAATAAACACAACAAAAAACCCGCACCAACTCGGCACGGGCTTTTTGTTCTCGGTATGTCGGCGCGCTTACTCGTTGACACCTCGCGCGCCGAGTCCGTACGCATGAATGACCGCGACCAACTCGCGCGCCGTCTCGGCTGCTGGATCATCAAGAACAAACCAGCGACCGCCACCGCCCCCGACGCGCTCAAGCCAAAACGACCAACCAACGCGAGAGACCGAGCCGTACCGCCACCGCCAGCCGGGGACAGTCGGCAAAGTGCGCGCCACTATCGGCAAACAACCCGACCCGCACCGATGGCCCAACGGATCAAGCCCGACACACGGCAACCGATCAACCCGCGACGCGCTCACCGAGTCACCCACAACATGATGACGAACCCAACCGCCCAATACATAAACCCGGTCACAACGCCACCAACCCGCGACGAACCCGAACCGAAACCGCGGCACCCAACCGACCCGCCGACTGTCCGCGATTCTTCCCGCCGTGCAATAAAAACGTCACACCGCGCACCGCGCCACCTGGCAAACAAACACGGCACGACGGACACGCGCCCGCGCCCAATTCACCACGCCGAGCCGACGACCGCCGACCGTCCGCGCCCACAACATGAGACGACACACCGACAGAATCCCGCGCCCACTTGCCCGACGCCGGACACTCAATAGGAGCAACCACGGGAGCAACCGCCACGGCACGCGCCCACAACGCGACCGCGTGAGCCTGATCATCCGCAAGCATCGCCAACGGCAAACCGAGTCTGTGACCCGCCCGCGCCATCTTCGCGACGTTCTCCGAATCCGCCGAAAGCATCACCCGAAAATTCTCGGGAGCAGGAAGCAGACTCTTAACCTTGACCGCGTCGCGCGTATAGATCCAATGGGCAACACCTGGCGAAGCAACAACCGCCGAACGAATCGCGCGCCCATACCATGCCGCGAATATGTCGCCCGCCGAATGCCAACGGAACGACGGACGGGCAACACCGCGCGCCCGTTGCTGACTCTCGGAATGACGGACACACGCCACCAACGCCGAAACAACAGCCGACTGTCCCGCGCATTCTTTCAAATGTTGAAGGTTCGCAAGGTTGACCGAAGCACCCCGAGCAAATGGCGCGTACAAGTTCTCAAGGTTCGCCGCGTAGCAATCAATACACGCCGACGTTGTCGCGTCACATGACCCGCCCGTATCCAATGGGCCAACCGGGAGCGGGAACGCGTTCGCAACCAAAGCAGACGCGCCCCCCTTAGCCGATATCTTCACCGCTGGCGATGTCTTCGCGTCATGGTGAAGCATGAACCGCAACGACTCGCCGCAACGGCAAGAAACAAAAACCCCGCCACCCGGTTGGGCGTGAACCGTCGGCAACCAATCCGCGCCACTCATAACGCCACCGCCGAACCATTCGCGCAACCGTCACAAACAAACGCGAACGAACGAGAGTCGCCCATTACATCCCACGGAACGACAGGTGCATCTAATGGATTCACCAACCGCCGAGACGCGCCCGCGCTCTCGCACGACGGACAAATGAACGAGCCCAACAACTCGCGCAACTGTGCGCGCTTGGTTGACTTGCCACCAATAAACGCCCGCCACCTTGCCGCATCGCCCACTTCAGGAATCGCAACACCGAGCCGTTGGGCGATCTCATCTATTACGCCGTCATCAAAAAAGTCGTCACCCGATAGGCGCGCTAGATCGTGGTCATCTAATCGGTCGGCATCAACTAAGACACACTCAGACGCGTCAAAAACTACGCCCGACTCATGCACGATAAATTTGCTCACGATTCCACCCCCGCAAAATGAACGCGCAACAACTCGGCGAACTCATTAACCACGGCGAGAATTTGGCAAGCATCAGAAGAAACCGAACCGCCCCGCGGCACCTGGCGAACAATGGCAACGGCAACGACCGCCACCTGCTCATCAATCCATTCAAGCCGACCCCGCACGCTTGGCCACGGAACGCTGAGTGCGGGCAGGTTGAGATCATGCACGCTAACCCCGCACGCTGGCGCGTCTTCGGACGGCGCGCCCGCCGTCATTGATTCATTACCGGTCATCATTAACCCCTATCTGTTTAGGTGATTCCCCAACGGAACCACAGCGCCCAGCCGAGTTACGAACTCGGAGAACCCCGCAGGGCTGAGCTAACAACTCAAGAAACGTAGTTCAGCCAATCCTGAGCCATGCGAACCGTCAGCGCGACTAGTTCGCCGTCGTTGTACATACCGATTAACTCGGGGAACAGATCCGAAGCCATGTCGGCGATCTCGTAACCAACTAAAACAGGTTCGTCGTTCGCCTCCTCCAAGAATTCCTCCCACGTCTTGCCGGTGCTGCGGGGATCGCGAGCAATCTTCTCGTAGTCACAAACCGCCTGACACACTTTCGCGTAAATTGATAATTCCATTATGAACCCCTTATCTATGAACCCGCCGAGTAGCGAGTAGCGCGTAGTCGGGCTACGAACCCGATAAACCCCGCAGGGCTACGCCAGCCAGGTCAACCCTTAGAAACTAAATGCACGTCATGCCAATCGGACACACCCCACGACACAACTAAACGACGGTAGTTCGTCGTCGGCGCGCCGTCTTCCCAATCGTATGCCCACAGCGACCACTCGCAATCTTCATCTACATCGGGCACCGAGTCAGCGTCAGCCGAAACAATATAAAGCCGACCCCACGACGCGCACCAGCGACCCTCCTCATCTCTCAGGCTCTCAACGAGTCCATTGTCAAGCCAGCGCGTCATCTCTGCTTCGGCTTCGGCTTGAGTGTTGAATGAGTAGAAATCGGAGTCGGCTTCGGTGTCATAAACCGCCCACCAAATTTGAGGCTTCGCGTTCATTCAGATCACCCCCGAAAAACATTGAGCGACCAACGAACCGTCAGGACGAACCATCAACGAGTAAACCAACTCAGCGAAATCTTCCGCATTGCACACTTCATTCAGATCTACGTCTGAATACTCGGTGTCTGTAAACAAGCCGACCGTCTCAAAAGCCAACGATGCAAAAGCCATCTCAGGATGGAAAAAGTCCACACCCGATTGACCGTCAGTCAACCACAGCCGACCAATCTTGCCGTTAATCAATGCGCGGCACACAAGAGACTCACAGCCCCCGCCCGTGCTGGTTCGTTCCCAATAGCCACCGGTGACCGCGTTAAGTTCGCGGATCACCTCATCCACTAATTGCTGATTCATTTGAACCCCTTATATGTTGACCGCCGAAGCGGGCGAGCCCGCACGGACTCACCCCAACATTGAACCACACCTGGCGACCATAGTCAAGTGTTAACCCCCCCAACATCGGGACGACCAAAACCAAACCACAAAGCCCGAAATTATTCGGAGCAAGACGTGCACCGCTACCGAGTCCCTGTCGGCAAGCACGCTCACGAGACAGCGTCAGCGGGAGACCAACCGAGGAACGAGGGCGGTAGCACCCCGTGAGGAATCGCAATCCATCGCCACCGATCAGACCCCGCGCACCCAATCGGGTTCGGGTTCGGGATGGCCACCGATCGGAACCCGAACACCGCGCACCCCGTCGGGATCGGAACCGCCATCGGAACCCTGAACCCACCGTGCCCCGTGCCCGAACACTCGGCGCCACCGGTAGACCGATGTCCTAGACCCCGCGCCTAGACCGTACCCCTAGACCGTGCGACTAGACGGCGAGACTAGACCAACAGTCTATGTGCCCCACCACCTACCTCGTGACCGTGCCCAGGGCCGACCGACCCCCCCGCACGCCCATTGAGGGGCCCCACCCCCCCTATCCAATTCAACCTCCCGTATTTTTTGACTTTTTTCAAAGGGTGTCCTTGCCGGGGGCTTGGCGTCTTCGACGTTGGAAGGTCAAGGGATGTTCCGCCGTTGGCGGCTAACGCCTCACCATCGCCAGCGTGGCTGTCGAAGTTCGTTGTTGTCATCCGTGTGTTGTCACATCGGTGACTTTTACGTTGTGTCAGACCTTTTGGTCTGCCCCAATGCCCTACCGTTGGCGGCCCTACACCGTACCAACTCCCGAACCTTAACGATGTTCACTCGTTTCATTATTTAACTACCTACCCACGGCTTACTGGCTGGCATCCAATTCGACTGTTGGCTTGACTCCACGCATGGGATCCGAACCCCCTTTCAGGTCACAATGTCCCTACGCTCCTGGTTAGACAGGCTTACTACGGGCGAGTTCCGCTTGGCGTGTCATCCCGACAGGCTCAAGCTTCGTAAGTTCGGTGACATGACAATACCATGGGGCTGTATGGTGATAGTGTCAGTTTTTGTAACAGGACAAAGTTTATTTGGGAGAAGATATGGCAACTGTTGATGATTTGATGAAGACTGTTACAAGATTAGGTAACGATGCTTTGGTTGCTCAGGCTCGGTTTGCGTTGGAGTCAGCCGGGATCTTCCTAACTCCTGATATGTGTAAGGCAGCTTTTTGTGCGGCAGCGCACATTGTCGAACTTGCGGAGCGTTCTTATGACGTGAACTCGTTGACAGCAGGCGAAATGGTCGCTACGCAGTCGGTTGGTTCGCTCGCAATGCAGATTTGGGCCACCCTTCACGACCTGACATCGGGCAAAGACCTTATATGACGATGCGTAAAGCGTTTGATGACGCAGATGACATCATTGAGGGTATCAAAGGTCGCCGTCCTACCCAGTCGAAGCCCACCAAAGTGGTGGATGACTTAAATGAAGTGGTAATTATTTCTAAAGGCGAGGCTCAACAAGCCAAAAGAGCGTCCCGTGCAGCCGACATTGAAGAAGTTCGGGTCAAAAAGGTGCTGGAAAAGGAAGAACGACGCAAGTCAGCCGAACAATTGAAGATTTTAGGGCAAGATCTGCTCGCTTCAGGGGTCGCTAGTCGGGAAATACTCCCCAAGTTGGCTCAATCCATCATTGTTGACCTCGGTTTACGCCTGGTCAGCAACGAATGGGAGATTAAGTCTGCCGAAGAAGCTACTAAGGTGGCGAAGATTTGGTATGACATCCTCAGACTAGAGTCAGGCCAAGCAACAACGATCAACGAGAACCGTACCGGGAACCCCGAAGATCGTTTGTCGCGTTTAGAAGAGTTAAGATCAGAAGCGAAAGCTCGTGTCGAGGCTGGTTTGCGAGCAATAGGGGACGGACAAAGCGGATGAACTTCTTGTCCGACGACGAATTCGGTCAACTCACAGGTGCAGAACAAGACGAATACCTTCGACTGCTTGAAATAGACCTACAAGCATGGAAACTGACAGGCAACAAACGCCAGGAGAAAGCACACGCCCTCGTCAAGAAAGTTGACTGGTTGCTCTACGGTGGTGCAGCTGGTGGTGGCAAATCCGAACTGCTCGCCTACCACGCCCACGAACTATCAGAGAAATATCCCGGTCACCGCACACTCCTAGTGCGAACCGCACTCCCCGAACTACGACGATCACTCATCATCCGATCCCAAGTCCGATATGCCCAACTAAACGTGGATGCAGCCCTACGATCCATTGACAACGTTAAAGCCTGGTGGTACGGCAACGGATCAGTTATCGAATACGGATTCTGCGCCCGCGACGAAGATGTTGGTCAATATATGTCTGCCGAGTACGACTTCATCGGTTTCGACGAAGCAACCCAGTTCACCCCCTACCAAATGCTTATGATGTCGGGCCGACTCCGAACCAGCCGAAAAATGACTGCGCTAGGCGTAAGAACCCACGTTATGTTCGCAACCAACCCTGGCGACCGTGGGCATACATTCCTATACAAAATGCTGGTACAACCCACCCAACACGGCAAATACGCTGTTGTCTACGATGTGCGCGACGGATTTGAGAATCCCGAAGTAGTACGCCGAGTCGAACTTCCCGACGACCCAGCAGAGATAGACAAACTAGAAATACCCCACGACCCCACCGACCACCTCATCGTCGCGTTCGTACCGTCAACTGTGGACGACAACCCCCACATTGACCCCACATACCGCAAGCACCTATCCATGCTCCCCGAAACAGAACGCAAACAAAAACTGTTAGGCGACTGGGATACCTTCACCGGGCAATACTTCTCCGAATTCAACAGAGAAACCCACGTCATACCACCATTTGAAATCCCAGCAGAATGGCCCCGCTACCGAGGAATCGACTTCGGAACAGCAAACCCCTACTGCTGTCTATGGGGAGCCTGGGATCCAGCCGACGGAACCTGCTACGTCTACCGAGAGGCATACCAAAAAAACCTCACCGCAGCACAACAAGCCATGCAAATCAAAGAAATGTCCAAAACCACCGACGGCAAAAACGAACGCATCACCGCCACCGTCATCGACCCATCCACCTACAGCAACGTCCAAGGCTTAGGACAAACCGTCGCAGGTGTATACAACTCATTAGGAGTCTCCACCAGCCGAGCCAAAAACGCCCGTATCTCAGGATGGCAAAACGTCCACCGCTACCTGCAACCAGGCGTTATCAACGATGAGCCAAAATTAAAAATTTTCTCTACTTGCGAGCATCTGCTCCGCACCCTGCCCGCGATGCGCCACGACAAAACCAAAGTTGAAGACGTAGACACCGACGACGAAGACCATGCAGTAGACGCACTCCGATATCTGCTAGCCTGCCGTCCGTACAATGAAATCACCCGCAAACATAAACACGCCACATATGATGCAGAGGGTAGAGTACAAAGGTTCATGGAGAAGTTGGACAAAACAAAAAAGCGGAGATGGTAATGAGAATCGTTGACAACTACAATTATTTGCCTGGTTGCTGTTGGATATGTCGAGGGGTCGCAAAACCCATCATTGACATGGAACTAGACCTAGATGGTCATAACAGTCCCGATGACGTAAACCCGTCAGCCAACACCCGTCTCTACATCTGTGCCGACTGTGCGCTAGAACTAGCTCGCATGGTTGCACCAGCCCGCGCCGTAGAAATGCGTCGCTTCGGAGAATTTGCAGCAATGGAACGAGTCGCCAAAGAAATGGGTGACCGAGCCGAAATAGCAGAAGAACGCCTTGCCTTGATCGCAGGAGCAATTGTGGGTGTAGACTCGCAACCTGTAGAGCAGGCAGGCCCTACAAGTCAACTCGACGAGGATGACCCGCAGTCAGGCTCCGCACGGCCCGAAGTTGGATCACCCCTTTCCAGCAGACGCGGTCGTCCTCGTCGGGAAGACACCCCCAAACCCGAAATTAATACTGATTTCGTTGGTGACCTGTGATTATCGCAGCCCTCAGCCTGGTCGCACTATCGGGCATAGTGGTCATCTTGTTACGCGAGAACCGTAGATTGACTAATCTATTGTTGGCAAAGAATCCTTCAGCTGTCATCGCAGCCGAAAAACATTCCAAGCCAGTCAAGAAAGAACAAGTCGATCCCCGGTCACGCACAGCGTGGCAATCACCAACTGAAGGCGTAGGGCCATGAAACCTTGGGAACCACCCAAACCAACAGATGTCATTGACCTATGGAACAAGGCTGACCGTTATCTGTTAAAAGAACGACGCGACTACTGGATGAACGCATCCTACAACAGCGGTCAACAATGGATTTGGTGGGATCAGACCCGCAACATCGTCCAAGAACTGGACTATGCGAACGACAACGAACGGTACACGCGTATCACCGTTGACAAGTTTGGGCCTCGCACAACAAACCTTCTATCCCGCATGAGCCGATCCCCACTCGTATGGGAAATTGAGCCATCAGGAACAGACGACGCGTCAGCTCGTCGCCAACGTCTACAAGAACAACTTCTCCTATCGGAAGCCACAGAACAAGACTGGGCTGAAATCCGTGAAGAACACCTTCTCCAAGTTCTCTATGGTGGATCGGCAGCTATTTCTGTCGAATGGGATCCCCAACTAGGCAAGATCGTCGCCACCGACCCCGTGACCGCCATCCCGATCCCCGCTGGTGGTGTTCGCCTCACACCTCTCGGTATCAGCGAATTCTGTCTAGAACCAGGTTCACCGTCTGTTGATGACGCTCGCTACTGGATTAAATGTGTCGCTCTACCCCCTGAGCAGGTTAAAGAACGCTACAACCTTGATTGGGAACCAGTACCTGACGCTGAAGCATCATTGTCTTCACGCCACCGCACATTGCTGTCACGTCGACCACAAGGTCAACCACCTCAACTCACCCTTGTTTACTGCTACTACGAACGCCCAACATCCCGCACCCCTGGTTGCGTCGTCCACGTCGTAAACAACAAGCAGGTATACGCCTACGGCAACGGTCAAGGCTGGCCATTCCCGTTCCCGCGCCTCAACATCGCTATCGGTATCCAGCGCAAAATCCCTCGTACATGGGTCGGGAACACACTTCTCACCCCGGCACGAGACATCCAGTACGCCTACAACCGTGCGCGCTCAACCATCCTTGAACATATGCGTAAAGCAGCGAACGCTCGACTGATGGTTCCCGCAGGATCAATTGAAGACTCCGATACCATTACGACCGACCCAGCCGATGTACTTGAGTACAACGCTGAACTGGGCGAACCGCATTGGCAGTCAGCACCCGAAGTCCCCCGCTGGATCAGTAACGAAGCAGCGCAACTAGAAGCAGAGATGGACGACATCTTCTCCACCCACGCTGTTTCTCGTGGTCAAGCCCCTGGTGACCGCAACTCAGGACTCGCCCTATCGGTATTGGCTGAGAAGGACGACACCCCGTTAGCACCGATGGCACGAAACCAGTCTGCTGTTTGGGCGCGTATCGGTCAAATGACGTTGCAGTTGTACCGTGCCTACGCCCAGCAATCAGGCATGGTGCGATCACAAACGATCACCACCCAGCAAGGATCGACCGTTCAGTTTGAATGGACAGCCGACGACATTGACGAAACCCCACAAGTCAAAGTCCCGCTAGACGCGACCGCACCACGATCCAAGATCGCAACACAGTCAGTCATCACATCGCTGGCACAAACCTTCCCGGCAGCATTCCAAAACATTGACGGCATGAGCTTGTCACGACTGCTTGACCTGCCCGACCCCAAAGGTTTTATGGCATCAGCGGATCCCGACATTGCGAAAGCCGAATGGGAAAACGGTCTACTCATGCAGGCAACCCCTGTTATGCCAGCCGATTTTGACGACCATGCCAAACACATCGCCCAACACAACCGTGAGCGCAAATCCCCTGCATACGAGCTTGCAACACCTGATGTTCGACAAGCAATTGACGTTCACGTTCAAGCGCACCAAAAGCTGGCCGCTGACGAAGCAGCCGCACAACTCGCAGCACAGCAACAGATGCCGGGATCAGAAATGCTCCCGCAAGCCAATGAAGCACCTGGCTCATTGGTTCCACAAATACAAACAGGACAGCCAGGACAACCACAGGAGATGCCACCACAATGACCGACTTTAACCCCGAAGGTGTAGTGGATTCTGCACCAGTAGAAGGTTCAGAAGCCAGTTCCACCGATGTCAATTGGGAAGACAAATACCGATCAGAAGTAGCCGACCGTGTCAAAGAACGCGAACGCTACAAGCCGATTGCACAAACATTCGCCAAGATGCATCCCGACGATGCCCGTGCCGTACAAGAGTTTGCTAACGCTTTCGCATCAGGAGACACCGACACCGCTGTCCGATGGATGGTTGACAACGCCCGAACCCTCGCCGGGGAACGCTTTGACACTTTCATCAGCCCTCAAGCACAAGCCGCCATTGGTCAGCAAGCAATTCAAGACGGCCAATCCGCAGGTCTGACCCCCGATCAGGTTGAACAGCTCGTCGAACAACGGATGAACCAGTTCGCCCAACAGCAGGTACAAACACAGTACGAACGACAAATTGAGGAGACGCTCGCACAACATGGACTTCAACCCGATACGCCGTTGGCGACAGCAGCAATCGTCGCAGCATCCCGCCGACCCGACCTTGATCTTTCCTTGGCAATACGCGAAATGGAAGATCAAGTTCTCGCTCAGGCCACGCAGATCGCAGCGAAGCGTTCAGAGGCAGGTAGCCAAATGGGGACACCCATCGTCAATGGGCAAGCCTCAACCAACCTCGCAGGACAAAACATGAGTCCTCGTGACCGGGCTATGGCACGACTGCAACAGCACGGTCTTAGCTAGCCATTTGACAAACGGTAGTTGTAGTGGTGTAGCATTTCGTCTGTACCTCGGATGAGGCACACCACATACAACCACATAACATCGGAAGATGCAAGGCAACGCTGGATGGCGTGAACCATTGACAAGGTTGTGAACCCCCACATTCACCCGCCCTCTTAAAGGAACCCCATCATGCCCGCAACACTCTCAACAGTCGATGCCATTCTCAAGGACGACTACAAGGAATATCTTGACAACCTCAACAATGCGAACTTCATTCTTTCGCAAGTTGAAACCCGCAAAGACACCGTCCAGGGTCGTATTGCCCGCCACGCCGTCCACCTCGGACGCTCAAGTGGTGTAGGCGCACGAGCCGAAGGTGGCACTCTGCCAACCGCAGGAAACCAGGCTTTCGCAACAGTCCCGGTTCCCGTACGTTACGTTTACGGACGCATCCAGCTTTCAGGCCCAACCATCAAGCAGGCTGTCACCGACCGTGGTGCTTTCATTGATGCTTTGGATGCTGAAATGGAAGGCATCAAGAACGACGCAATGAAGGATGTCAACCGTCAGTTGTGGGGAACGTCAAACGGCGTTATTGCACAATGTGGTACGACCACTTCAGCAACGACCGTTGTTCTCGCCTCAACCACAGGCTCGACCGCACTCCGTCAGTTGTTCTTCGACGGTGGCATGGTTGTTGACATCGGAACCGTCGCATCCCCGACGACCGTTGCATCAGCTCGTACCATCACCTCGGTCGACGAAACCAACAAGACCATCGCCATCTCAGGTGCAGCAGTCACGACCACCTCGTCACACTTCGTTTTCCGTAGTGGTGCAGGTGGAGCGTCTAGCAACACAGGTCAGCCTGGCGACGGACAGGTCGAATTGACTGGTCTTCAGACCATCGTTGACGACACCGCAGTCCTTCACACAATCAACCCTTCGTCACAGCCGAAGTGGAAGTCCTATGTGAACAGCAACTCGGGAACCAACCGTTCCATCACCGAAACCCTCATTACTGGCTCCATCATGAAGACCCTCACCAACTCAGGTAAGAAGCCTTCGTTGTTGGTTTCGGCTGAAGGTGTCAACTTGGCAATCAGCAACTTGTTGCTCTCATTGAAGCGCAACATGGAGCAGACTCAGCTCAAGGGTGGCTACGCAGGTATCCAGTTCTACAGCCCGTCTGTCAGCGGTAAGGGTGACGAGTCACCGACTGCCTTGTACGCAGACTTCGATTGCCCGAACAACCGCCTGTACGGCATCAACCCCGACGTGTTGGTTTACCACCAGGTTGGCGACGGATTCCAGTTCATGGATCTTGACGGTGCAGTTATGAACCGTAAGCCCGACGTGGATGCCTACGAAGCAACCTTGTACGCCTACGGCGAACTTGCTTGCAAGCAGCGCAACGCCCACTTCGTCATCAAGGACATCACCGAGGTGAGTATCTGATGGCAGCTTCAGTCAGTATCACAACTGGCCCTGAAGTTCCGGGAAGCCGCAAGGAAGTCGTTGGTGTTATCACTTTCGACAGCTCGTATCCGACAGGTGGCGAGGCTGTCACTTTGGCGCAGTTGGGTCTTTCACGACTTGACTACCTCATCGTGACCGCTGTCAACGGAAACATCCCTGCGTGGGACGGATCAACCTCGTCGCCTAAGATCAAGTTGTTTTGGGTGGACACCACCACAGACGGCGCACCGATGGCTGAAGTTGTAAGTACGACAGACGTTTCTGCAACGACTGCTCGTTTCTTGGCAATCGGCGCATAAACCAAATCCCCCAACAAACGAACGAGCCAGCCACTTTCGACGGTGGCTGGCTTTTTCGTCTATAATTTCAGCATCACCACGAAAGGTTCATCATGGCTACCTACTCAGCTTCTTCCGCCAAAACCATCACACTTGTTGCCAACACAGTAGACACAATCACTTTGACCGGGACTGGCAACAATTTGCACGTTTGGCAAACATCGACCACGCCTATCTATTTCACAACTGCTCAACCAGGTCAGACCCCGGCAACACCGACAGTTGCAGGTGACAACACCATCGGCATTTTTAACAACAACAACTCAACCGATTTCCCCTGGTCGGGCAACGGCATCGTTATCAAAGTTATTTCCGCTGGTACAGGTACAGTCAACTTCGCCTTACATGGTTGATTATTTGTATATAGTGTTCCCATGATTCGCGCAGCAAACCTCATGGGAGAAGTAGAAGGCGGTAGCCAAATGGCTGAAGTCGCCTTTGACGTATATGACATTGCGACCCGCATCCAAAAAGGTGACGAGTCGGGCTGGCGAGGTGATCCCAGCGCATCACTCATGTTCAACCCGATCATCGGTCGATTTGAAGTGTGGATGGTTGATGCCACCGGGACACCGTATGTCGCCTGCTCACACCACCGAGCTGACCACACCTTGATCGTCAAGTTGATTGAGGGTGACTGGCAAAAAGGTAAAGCACTCCACGAAGACCTGCTCAAAAAGAACAAAGCGATCCTTGCTGCTCACGAAACAGAAGAGAAGGAAAAGCGACTAGAATTAGCAGACAAGTTGCATTGGGCATTGATTAAGGATGTCGGCCACTTGGGTGGATCCAATAAACGCAGTATTAGCATGAACGGGAAAGGCAAGTAAATATGAACTTGGCTGACCTTCGTAACGCTGTCAAAGATCGACTGGCGATCCGTTCTGATGGTTCGGGCAACAGCCTTGACGGACTTATCACTAATGCCTATGTGAATACTTCCATTGATGACGCGCTTAATCGTGTCAGTATGGAGCGCGACTGGTGGTGGCTTGCCACGACCGCTTCACTATCGTTTGATACGACCGACGGTGACGCAGCACTACCATCCGATTTCATGCGCGCCAACAAATTGGTTATTAACGGCAACCCGGTCGAACCGCTACCGCTAGACACATTCCTAGACCCCAACGCCGATATGAACGCTTACGGCTGGCTGGTTTACGGCAACGCTGTCAAGATCACGCCAATCCCAACCACGACAACCACCGGGACGTTGTATTACTTCCGTAGCGAACCAGCCCTTTCGACACAAGCATCTCCCGATACCAAGTCACCGTTGATGCCCGTCGTCTACCACAAGTGCATTGTCGCCTATGCCAGCCACCTTTGTTCGGCCCGTCGCCAAGACGAGCAACGAGCAGCGTTATATCTCCAAGAATATGGCAATTTCTTGAAGTCAATGAACGACGACAACCGCGCAACGATTCAGCGTCGTATCAAGTTCTCACGGGCGATGTCAGACGCAGCCTGGAGTTAAGGCATGGGATCATTTCAAATCACCTATGACGACTTTTCAGGTGGTCAGTACATGGGTAATAAATCAACGAACTTGCCTAAGAACACTTGGCATGGCGAAAACGTATTACCGACACCTGCTGGTCAAATTATTCCTTCAGGAAATGCAACTGCAGCAAACTGGGCTGTCACAGGAACGCCTGATACGGGGACTATTTTTGACCATTGGGTTATTGGTGGCGACTCGTATGTATTTATAAACACCATTAAAACTGGAACTAGCACATCTCGATTTTTGAAATTTGCAAGCGTAAACGATGGTGGCGCATTCCCGATCACACCAACGGCCGTAACTTTGACAGGTTTTCTTGGTGGCAATGTTGCTTACTACCCAGCAACTTCATTATTTTATTACATCAGTACCGCAGGAAATATTTATTCAGTAACAACTGCAGGTACTGTTTCGGCTTCACCAATATCAACTGCTTTAGCGGGTCTTAGTTTAACAAACATTACTTCGTACGGCTACCGATTATTAGCCTGGGGCGGTACAAATGCTACGGCAAAGAAACGCCTTTATTATTCCGACACAAGTTTAGCAACTTGGTCACCAACTAATTCTTACGAATTTAGCGGAACCATTCTTCAAGTAATACCTCGAACAAACGACCTGCTTGTTGTTTGCGACACCGGGGTCTTCAGCCTTGTGGGTGTACTGGGATCATCAATTACAAACCAACTGATTGTGCCTCAAGAAAACATTACCGAAGGCATGAAAGACGCAACCATTGTTGGTCGCAATATGTATTTCTTAGACCAACTCGCTAACGGCTCACTTGATGGTCGCGTGTACCGTTTAACTGGATCGACCGTCCAGCCAACGGACATTATTCCTACTGCCGATATCGTCGCTCAAACTGGTCTTGAACAAGCTCGTATTTTGGCAATCAATGATGGTCGTCTTGTAATTATGATGCGTACAGGAATTTGTTATGTTGAAACTTCCAAAGGTCAATGGTCGCGTCTTACTGCAACTACGGCAACACTTTCATCAACTGCCTCTAAACAACAACAAATTGGTCGAGCTGGGCCAAACTCACTTAACGAATTTTTGATGATTGCCTCGTTTGACATTTCAACAAAATCAATTGTTTTGAATCGCTATATACACAATGCAATTGTTCCCGAACCTACTTTAGGGTTAATAAATATTTCAGGTTGGGGTAGTGGGGGCACTTTTCCAACTGGGACAGTAACTCTTTCTGAATATTTTCATTCAAAACCTTTTACGGTTAAAGAAATGTTTATTGAATACAGCCCAGTTGTTGATAGTGGTGTAGTCCCAGTTGTGCAACCACAAATTCAACCAACAGGAAATGTTGACGTTTTATCTCAGAATATTGGAAGCATTTTGTCTAGTACCGGGTCAAATATCAGCCAACAAAATGTTGCTTTCGGAACATATGTTATGGAAAGATTCCGAACCAATAATGCTGACAAAGGTTTTGGCGTTAAACCAAAAATTACATTTAGTGCCGCCACTATTAAGCGTGTGATCCTGAACTGTGAAGACTGATGCCGTTCCAGTACACATTTCGTGCCGATGACATTACGACCTGGGACGCAACAACACGCGACCTAGTTGAAAACCGTGACCGAGAACTTGAACTGAGTCTTATTAATTTGAACGGCGCAAACCCAATTGGTGCAATTACCATGTGGGCTGGTTCTATAGCAAGCATCCCGGCAAACTATATATGGTGCGATGGTAGTTCGTATTCGACTAGCACTTACCCTGAGTTATTTGCTGCAATTAATTATTTTTATGGTGGCTCAGGCGCAAATTTTAATGTTCCTTATATAACAATTCCGCAAACAGCAATTTTTGATTCGGGTCGAACAACCTCAACTACAGCAACTGGCCTTACTCAATCTACGGGTCACGTTCATACGTTGACATCCCCGCAGTCCAGCGGCCACACCCATAACTTCAACCAAACAGGCAACACGTCGTCCAGCGGCCACAACCACAGCATTTCGGCCTCGACTGGTAACGGTGGCGTAGACCACTTTCACGGTGCAACAACTGGTGGAGCATCAAATAACACCCACGCCCACACATACTTCAAACCAAACGCAGGCGCAAACAACACAACAGGTTTAGGCAACCACGGACATACCCACGACCTTACAACTGGACTCGCTACCGCATTTTCTCACGCTCATAACGCCGCAGCAAACATATCAGAAACCAATGTTGACACCGCCCACGTTCACAACGGTTCAACAATCGCAAACAGCAACGCAGACACAGCCCATACCCATAATGCCAACGCCACAACCGCAGACACCGCACACAAACACGACATTGTTAGCCACGGCGTAATATTCATTATTCGATACCAGTAGGTAAACATGGACGAACAAATGTTAAAAGGGATACCAAAATTCCTTATCAAAATAATTGGGTCAAACGATCATAAAGGTTTTTTCGCTTTTACCCAGTTTGCCAAACCAGCAACATTTTTACATGAAACAGACGAAGACAAACGCTGTGATTACAACGCCCCACGAATAGCTCGTGGCTTTCACCATTGGAACGCCGAAACAAACCTATGCTCCTGCGGGTCGTCGGACGAACCCAATCGACTAACTGGTGGGCATTGGACGTTTGACGAAATGACAGCACTATTCCCCGCACTTGACGCTTACCCGGCGGGCATGATCGTTTACATGGAACTGGAATGGTCGCCCGAACGAGAAGCAATGGAAGCACAAAACTTTCATAAAAACAGAGCAACGAACTTAACCCGCACCCTTCAGGAGCAATTTCGGTTGTTAATTGAATGGGAGTATGCACACAAATATTTAGGCAATGACGAAGAAATGGCTGTCTGCGCCACAGAAATTCTTGAAGTCCTAGATCTGCCACCTTCTATAAGACAATGGATTCTTGACAATGTTCCTAACGAAAAAGTCAACAGGTTCTTGGAAGGCAGAATAGATGCCCAGCAAAGAGCAGACATTGAAACAATCCCTAATTTGACAGACGAATTCAAAGAATGGATCGTAACTAAATTCAGACAAACCAAATCTTTTGGTGAACACGGAGTCGAATTATAATGTCAATTGGAAATCCATTTGGCGACCACGAGGGTTATCTAAAAACCATCAACAACACCGACAATAAAGGTATGTTCATAACTGCAATATTTGACGACCCTAAAACTTTTATGAATGGATATGATTTCAAAAACCGTTGTGATTACAACTCCCGTAAAGCAGCTCACGGTTTTCATAAATTTGCGAATGGCATTTGTAACTGCGGGCTTGCTGTTGAGCCAAACAACCTGACAGGCAACCATTTCTCACTAGAAGATATATCGGCCTTATTTAATGTGGTAGACGCTTACCCGGCGGGAGCAATTCTTTACATTGAATTAAACAACGAAGAAGATTTCTATCTGACCCAACGTGGAAACACCCTGACACGCACACTTCAGGAACAATTCAGATTCCTAATCGAATGGGAGTACGCCCACAAACATCTTGACAACTCCGAGGAAATAGCTATTTGTGCTACGGAAATATTAGAGATTTTAGATATGCCCGCCGACATCAAAGAATGGATTCTGAATTCCGTTCCCAACGAAAAAGTAAACAGATTTCTAGAAGGTAGAACGGATGCCCTTCAAAGAACACAAGAGGCAATCCCCGATCTGACAGAAGAATTTAAGGAATGGCTATTAAACCAATTCAAACAAGCTAAGAACTTTGGCGAACATGAGTAAAAAAACAGAAACAAAACAAAATCCTAAACAATCTTTAGAAACTCAAAAAGCCTTGGCTCTCAAGGGTTTGCCGTTAATTGTAAATACAACCGAAATACATAAATTAAATATTGACTTTTATCAACCTGAGTATTGCTTTAATATAGGATAAACCAATGAAACACCACAGATCGTTTGGAGAATACGATGTCTGAAGTTAAATACCCTGCTGGAAAAACTGGTTTGATTGCAATTTACGATGACGTTCTGTCACCCAAAACTTGCCAAAACTTATTGGACATCATCAGTCCAAACTACGAGTCGCTTTCGTACGACGGGCGCACAATGGGTGGCGTAAACCCAAGAACCAAATTCAGCCGTGACGCTGCCTTAAATATGCAATATTTTCAAGAACACGGCCACGAATGGTCAAGCACTCTGCAATCAATTGAACACGAAATAGCAGGACATCTCACAGGCTTAATTTCCCAATACCGTTCCGAATTTGAAGCACTATATGACTGGGAACGAATTGAAGATTCAGGATTCCAAATCCAACGGTACGAAAAGAACATGGGCTATTACCGACCCCACGTTGACTCGCTGCCGGGAACAGAAGCAGGCAATCGTGTCCTGGCCTGCATCATTTACCTCAACACCGTAGAAAATGGGGGAAGCACCAGGTTCCCAATTCACGAAGTTCGGGTCAATCCCATCCAAGGTCGAATAGTGCTTTTCCCTGCTACATGGACACATTTGCACGAAGGTATGCCACCTATCAGCAACGATAAATGGATCATATCCACCTTTTTGAATAACACAATGCCGTACAATCCATCTCACACGAAGTTTGAAGACGCATTTTCACACCCACATGAGGATGACCACACGCATTAGGAGAAACAATGTCGAAGCCGAGCCTGCTGAATGAGATAGCGGTCATCAACAATGCTAGGTATGTCCCGGTGTGTGGATACCAAACACTCCTCAACAGCCTAGACAAACCTGACCAAGTTGACCTAGAAACCGCCATGTCCGACCAAAGTATCCAATGTTCCGCAATTGAGCGAGCGTTGCGCCAACGAGGGAACAGCATCACAGCGACGACACTACGCCGTCACCGACGAGGGGACTGTTCTTGTGGCAGGACTAGCTGAAGACATCAACCGACTAGGCGAAACCAAACGACTGTCGCTGGGTCGCATCGCAGACCTACTCGACCGCAACGGCATTGACCTAGACGAAGTTGGCAAGATTCAGCGCGTCTCGCTGTACCAGTCGCTCACCAAGAACGACGAAGGCGAAGCCGAACTACACGACCTGACAGCGATCCAGTTCTCACCCAAATGGGCAGAAGGCCCCGAATGGCCAGTCATCCAGCCAGGCCCACCAGTCAAACTCCCAGCCCGCAAACCTGCCAAAACTGTCTCAGGGTGGCGTAATTGTGCCATCCTTCCCGATATGCAGATCGGCTACTACAGAGGCGTAGACGGGCAACTACAACCCACACACGACGAGCAGGCAATCAAGGTCGCATTAGACATCGTCAAAGATGCCAACCCAACACTCGTCGTCCTCGTCGGAGACAACCTAGACCTGCCCGAAATGTCCAAATACCGTCTGACCGCCCCATACCAGCAGACCACCCAAGCCACCATCGACCGTGCCACCCTGCTCGGCTTTGAACTTCGTGAAGCAGCACCCGACGCACGGATCGTATGGCTCGCAGGCAACCACGAAGAACGACTCCCTCGGTACTTGATTGATAATGCCAGCGCAGCGTTTGGTCTTCGACGAGGCTCAACACCCGAATCATGGCCAGTCATGTCAGTACCGTTCCTATGCCGACTAGACGAATCCAACGTGGAGTATCTACCTGGATACCCTGCCAGCCACATTTGGATTACCGAGAACCTCAAAGTAATACACGGCGACAAGGTTGCTAGCGGTGGATCAACCGCACACAAGTACCTTGCCACCCAAAAAGTCAGCGTGATCTACGGACATATCCACCGTCGAGAATGGGCAGAGCGCACAAGAGACGACCACGACGGCCCATCCACGATCCTCGCAGCATCCCCTGGTTGCCTAGCTCGCATAGACGGCGCAGTCCCCAGCACCAAAGGTGGCGTAGACCTAGACGGCAGACCCCTCATCCAGCACGAAGACTGGCAACAAGGACTAGCCATCATCCCGTTTGACCCTGAGACAAACAAGTTTTGTTACGAGCAGATCGCTATTCATAACGGATGGGCGATGTGGCGTGGTAAGAATTACGGGCAATGAAACCTGTACTCGTCATATGGAACGATGCCCATGCCGGGACATCCCAATGGGAACGAATTGAAGACCTCGTAGACGACGAACCGTACCAAGTTAAATCGGTTGGTTTCTTGCTAGCACCGAAAGCTGGCAACAAGCGTGGTCACGTTTCGATCACCCAATCTTGGTCGGCAGATGGATGTGTAGACTCAGTTCTCCATATCCCTGCCAAGATGGTTGTCAGGGTCATTAACTTGGCCGAGGAAACCGATGAATATCTCAATAAAACTGGTACAAACAGCACTCCACTACCTGAAGCGCGCAACACCACGGGGTCGTGACGAAGAAGACGAATTGACTGCTCTGATCTACGCGTTAGAGAAGCTACTCGACAAGAAAAAGTAGTGGTGTATTCTGTATAGGTGAAACATCTGTCCCGCCTTGGAATCTTTGCTGTATGCCTCATGGCAATGACTCCTCACGCGTCCGCAGACGGACTCATAACTGTCACCGAACCCACCGATTTTTGGGTCGAATTTGAGACAACCACACAATTCCTGGCGCAGACCTACCAGTCAGGCGACCTACCTTCCGACCCACAACTGTGGCTCTACAACGAGATAGGCGAACTGCTTATCACCAACGATGATTACATCGGACTCCAATCCAAAATAGACTTAGAACTACAACCAGGTCGCTACCGTCTACGGGCTTCCACTTGCTGCTACGAACCTGACGTGTGGCGCGACGGCATCCAATGGAACATCCAATACGAGCTGTCTTACAATGGATCACAGCCAATCACAGTCCCGCCCGAAACGACCACCACCACTATTCAGGAGACGACGACTACGACATGGGAGCCAACTACAACATCCACGGAACCGACGACGACCTCTACTACTACTGTCCCAGTAACGACTGTCCCTGTCGAGGAAATTCCGACCACCGTGGAAACGACAACTACCTCGTCTTCTACTACGACCACAACGACTATTGGAAGCACCACCGTTTTGGCTACAGTCCCCCCGACGACGACTCTGCCACCGACGACGACTACCAGCACTACGACCACATCTTTGGCTCCTACAACGACGGCGACGACTTCCACCCCGCCTACCGAACCGCCTACAACGACTACCTCGCCACCAAACGACAGCCCACCACCGCCTGACGCAAACCCTGAAGAACTGGTCGCCTACCTAGACACAGTCACCCCTGAAGACCTAGCGACCCTAGACACCGAAGAAATCAGCCAGCTCGTAGACGACATTGCTAACGCCGAACTGACTGACGAACAAGCCGAACAGATCGCCCTAGCTTTAACCGATGCCCCGGCTGAAGTCAAAGAAGCGTTCCAAGAAGCGATCAACGTCTTCGGCGGGCAATTTGATTCCTATGTACCAACAGGCTCGACCGTACCTGTCGGAACTCGTAGAACCCTTATAGCGGTCACAACTGCCACCTTCGCAGCGTCCACCCCTATAAGCAGAAAGAAGCCGTAATGAAAAAGCCAGTCAAAACAGTCATCGAATCAGCGATCATGTCAGGGTCACTTGGCCTGGTTCTAATTACCCTGTCAGGCACAACCCGAACCCAGGCAACAGTCATCGCTGTCGTATCTGTCGCATTGTTCTTCGTGTCCTCAATGGCAGACCGTGACTAGACTAGAACCCATGACCAAGCCAGTAAAGACAGCATTAATAGCATCAGTAGTGCTAGCCTGCGCTTTACTATCCCAATGCTCAGACAGGTACAGGTATCCTTGTGACAACCCAGCCAACATCGGAAAACCCGAATGCCCGCCCGCAACGGTCGTACCCGCCCCGTAAAAGGCGACTGGACGCAAACGAACTAGACGCTCGACTGCGTTTCTATGTCGGCATCGGACTCATCATTATCGTCGGCGCAATTGTACTGACGATGCTATGGGGACTTTTATTCGTCATACAGCCGCTCGACGCTCAATCGCCCAATGACAAAGCGATGCTTGACATCCTCGGCCCGATTTGCTACACATTGGTGGGAGCTGCCGTCGGCATCGTAGCCACACGGGGCAACCGCCAAGACCCACCATCCGAATAACCAGGAGCCTGCCATGCCCTTAGTACAAGCCAACATCATCTTCACCATAGACACAGACTTCGTGCCACCCGAAATACCGGGAATGGACACCCACGACGGCGATGTCGTTCCACCCATCTCAGGTGCTGAACAAGTCGTGTACGAAGTATTCAAGAAGATACAAGAAGTGTTGCCCGAAAAGGTACACGCCTTCATACACACATCTACCCTGCTAGATCGCTAGTTCTTCTGCTAGCGTGTCTGAAATGGCACGCAAATACACAGGCTACGACGGCGACGCAACTGGCAAACAAGCTGGTCTAGAAGAACTCGTACGTCAACTATGTAGCAAATTCCCCCTGTTTAACAACGGTACTTGGGTCGTTCGCAATATGAACAACGCCAACCTGTCAAAGCCCAAGCCGTCAGTCCATTCGACTGGCCGTGCAGCCGACCTCTCATGGCGCAAGTCAGGCAAAAAAGGTTCAGGCAACTACGCCGACGCTGTCGCCCTGTTGGACTTCCTAGTGCTACACGCCGAAGCCCTACAGATCGAAGAACTACACGACTACTTCCCACAACCACACGGTCGAGGCTGGAAATGTGACCGTGAATCGTGGACGATATATGCCAAGCCGACCATTGGGTCTGCACCCGGTGGCGATTGGATCCACCTTGAGATTTCTCCCCTTCACGCGAAGAACGCCCTGTACTACAAGGAATTCTTTGCGAACCTCGCGACGGCAGCGGGAGAAAGTCCTTCTCCGCTAACTCCCGCTGCTGGCGCACCTGCCCCTGCCCCTTTAGCATTTGCGTACCCTGGAACACCGCTGAAGATCGGTTCCAAAGGGGACGCTGTGAAACTCGTCCAGGCAGTCGTTGGCGGTGTGATTACCGATGGCGACTTTGGGAAGAAGACTGACCATCGTGTCAAAGAATGGCAGTTGGCTCACAACATTGCAGCCGACGGTATCGTCGGGCCTGTCTCGTGGAAGGCCATGTTCGGCTGATGGAAGCGGTACTAGTCGCTGTCGTTACAGGTGTGTTCGCTGTACTAGCAATCCTCATAGAGAAGGGTCGCAAAGAGAACAAGCGTGACCACGGGAACGTGATGGATCGACTAGACCTCGTCTCATCAGAGATACGCAAAGACATTCGCCAGGTGCGCTACGAATTGAACGATCACGCTAATGGGCCAGCCCACAACACTAAACCTGTTGTTCCTGCTAAAATCCCATTGAAGAAACGACCGAAGGCTGGATAGCCAGTAGGAACTCTGAGGAGCATCTATGGCAAACGAAGCAACAGCTGAACTGTACAGACGGCAAAGCGGACTTAATAAAGCAAAATTTACGACTGACTACGAGCAGTATCTTGCCGACCTGGCTTCTAAATACGGCATTTCAAATGACCAGTTAAACGCCAACCTTGAGTCCCGTGGCATCTTGCGTTCCGGGGAAGCAGGCACAGCCCGTACTCGACTTAGTGCAGCCGAAGAAGCAGCACGCACAAGCGCACGAACAAATTATGATTACAACGTCGCTAACGAAGACATCAACCTTGCAACAAGGCTTGCTGGCTTAATGACAGGTGGAAGTGGCGGTGGTAGCACTACGCCCGCACCCGTTACCCCACCACCTAGCGACACTTCAACTCCAGCACCAATGTATCGCAGTCCAGCCGACCCAGCGTACGACGGTATGCGCGACCGTGGCCCACGAACACCTGATTTGTCAGGCGTGGACTTTGCAGGGCTTGGCAAAATGATGGAAGCCAACAAAAAACCGAAGCCAGTTGATCTTTCGGGTGTTAACTGGAATGCGTTAGCAGGATTTGGCGGTGGTTCGTCAAATGCAAAACCAGCGACCGTACGAGTTAATCCTGTTTCAGCGAGAAACCGCTAATGGCATTTGACCTTTCAACCCCTACCGCACAGCTCGCATTTGGTGTAGCACAACGCGCCCAAGAAGTACAAGACATGAAAGCACGCCTTGAAGCCGAAGCACGCGCCCGTGTTGAGGCTCGACTTGCACCATACGGTAACGACTTAAGTCAGTTTGACTCAACCTTTAGAAGCGTTTACGACCCTGTCGCAGCGACCCAACAGTCCCGTGCCAAAGCCATGCAGGAATATGTGACTGGGTTACCTGAACTGCTCGCTCGTTCTCAAGCCGAAAAGAGATCAGGCTCAGGTGGTGGTAGCGGTGGTGGCGGTAGTGCATATCAGCCGTACCAACCTTTTGATCCTGAAGCAATTCTTAAATTGTTAGTCGGTGGACAAACTAAACCTGGATACACCGAACCGTATTCCGCAACCAAAAACGCTATGCGTAGCCGTGGCCCTCGACCGGGAACAGCAGTTGCACCGACATTCCAACGCACGACCAACGCAGACAGGTTCGGATGATGGCTCCCAAGATCGGCCCTCGTGGCATCACAATTGAAGACGTGCAAAATGTCGCTAATAACGGCATCAGCCAAAAAGACGGAACTTCTTACAAGTCAATATCTAAACCAACAGCGACATCCCCGGTCGATTACGCCGCATTACTAGCAGGTGGCCCAGCATCTACCTACGGCCAAAAGTATGCGGGTCAGCCATCAGGTGAGTACGCCAGGCAGATGATCCTCGGTGCTGCAATGCAAGCCAAAAGTATTGGTGATCTTGCAGCAATGCAAGCTGCGACCAATCGTTCACAACTTGAGAGCAAGTTTACTTCTGATCTTCTTAGTCGCACAAACGAGGTCTACCCCACGTTGCGGGCAAAATTTGATAAACCACTATTAGACGAATCAACAATGACACGGAATTATGTCCCTGGGCCTCAAGCACAGTCGGCGCAACAACTTAGTGATCTTGAAAACGAATTAAACGATTTGTACGTGACTGGCATGGGGAACCAACGAACATTAGCAATAGGGACAGACCCAGCAAAAGTTCGTGCATTACAAAGTTCTATTGACCAAGCCAAACGAACATTGCAATATAGTGGCTACAGTCCAGCCGAAGAAGCATTAAACGCACTACGGTCACAAGAAGAAGCAATCCGACAAACAGCAGTCAATAAACAGAATGCTTACGGTGCGTACATGAACCGCATGAATATGTTGGGCGAAGGTAGATCACTCCCTCAACGACTCCGTGCCGGGGCGCAACGAGATATTATTGCCGACCTCACTCCAGGTCTTGAGTCGGCGGTCGCAGAGCAAGTAACACCGTACGAAACGGTCGCTCAAGGTTTTGCCAACACCCCATTGTCCCAGTTCGCCCAACAGATCGCAGTTAACCGTTATGGCTACGACCCCGCATTGGCAGCTGGATTGTTTGACACTAGCGTTGATATTCAGTCGCTTAAAGATGAAGCCGACCTATTCGCTGCACAGAACCCACAACTGAATATGTCCCCGGCTGAGATTGTTTATAACCAACTTGGCGAAGAAGGACTAAACCAGTATCTGCAACAACAAGCCGAACAAGCCCTAATGGGTTCCCCGTCGCAACAACGGACAGAAGCAGAACTAGCACAAGACGCAGCCAACGCACCAATTGACGCTGAACTGTATTCGGCATATGCGACAGCACCAGGCAACGTCAATTCTGCACTCAATGCCGATGTTGCTCGACAATATATGTCAGACCCCAATTTCCTCGCACAGTTCCAAGCAGGAACGACACAGATCTATGACGAAATGGGCAAAGGAATTAGCGGTGCAGACGCAGTCAACGCTTATATGCAAAACTATTTGAACACTACAGGCGACCCAGTATCGGCTCGCATATTGGAAGAACTACTTAGCAACATTGCATTCGGGTGATCTGACATGGCAAATGCACAAGACATTGTCAACTCAGTCATTGCTAAACAACAGTCAAGTCCAGTCGCACCACAAGCAACGGCGACCGCACCAGTCAAGTACAACCTAAAACCCATTCAAGCACCAGCACCAGCCAAAGCATCAGGTGAAGACAAAGGTGACAAAGGTTTGCTCGGTGGGCTGATCTCGTCTGTAGGAAATGTCATCAAGTTCCCGGCAACGGTCATTCAAAATGTCCCAACCATTATCGGCAAAGGCGTACAGACAGTCGGCGGTGTTGGCGAAGCATTGTTTAGCATCGGAACCAACATATTCAACGAAGACCTGTATCACTCCCGAACAGAAGTTGACTACGAAAAAGGTAAAGCACTAGGTCTTAAAGGTACTGAACTGATTGCATATTCATTGCAACGAAGTATGCCTTTGATAGCACCAATGATTACTAGCATCCCAGCGACGGGCGCGCGACTAGCCGAAACAGCCACACTCGGCGCATACGACACGGGCGCACCGGGATTCGATTACTACCAGGCTTTGCGAAAAGGCGAGCTAGGCAATATGTTGATCGAGGATGTTGGCAACGTAGTGCTGGCTGGCCGTCTAAGTGGTCTAGGCAACGTCGGTGTCAAAGCTGGTACAGCAATATCAAAGGCTGGCGCACCACGACTTGGTTCTGCTGTGTCGGGTGCAGGAATGTTTGCCGAACAGCCCATCGGAACTATCGCCCGTGGCGCAGGTCGTGGACTTAGTACAGCACCAATCGCTGCAAGGTTCCCGAAACTCGCTGAAGCAGGCGGTCGTGTCGCTGTATCCGAAACACCACTACGAGGTATCTATGGTGAAGCCGTTGACGCTCGTCGAGCATTCGCTAACACTAAATGGATGGAGTTGCAGCAGAAGATCGTTGATCTCCAAAACGAATATCGCGCTACGGGCATAGATAACAGCGAACAAATCAAGTTGCTTGAAGAACAACGAAATGCCGTCCTCAACAAGACTGGCTTGCCCAAGATGGCTCGTGGAAAAATTGACCAACTGTCACGCGCAGGTGAAGGTCTTCGTACACAAATTGTGGCTACCTTTATTCGTTTCAAAGACAGGGGTGCAATCCCCGAAGCCGTAGACGATTTACTGGCCCAAGAATCTCGTGTCCGCAAAGCTGCCCAAACAGCAGAAAAAGCAGGCGAAACAGAACGAGCGCAAAACCTTTACGCTCAGGCTGACATCATCAAACAAAAAGCTGACATCAAAGCCTCTGACACCCAAGGCGTACTGTCACAACCTGCACCCGACTGGGTCGCTCCCGCAACAACCCTGTACACCACAGGTCAGGTCAACGGAATCATTGCCGACCTTCGTGCTGGCAAGTCAATGCAGGAGATCCTTCAAGCAATCACCCCGGAACAAGTCGGCCCTGAACTTGCTGACATGGGTTATGGCTATTCGGAACTTGCCGTCCGTAAAGCAGTTGACTATGCCGAAGGACGTTTGACTCCAATCGAGCGCATCCAAATGGACGTGTACCAGCAGATCCAACGCAACTGGAATCAATTTTGGTGGGATCAAAGCCAGGCACGCACGGGCTACACGACAGAAACCGTGCCGTACACCTACGCCGGGACAACGCCCGACCCTCGCAACATCTTGCTTGAACTTGCAAAACCAACATACACAGGCAATTTCAAAAAAGCATTCTTTGATGCATTGGACGAGATCGCAGTTCAATATCTTGAACAAGTAGCACCAGGTTTGGCTGCCGAATTAAAGATTGATCTTGCTGATCCGAAGCCTGGCATATGGACAAAACTTGCAGAACAAGAAGTTGGTACACCTGCCTACGATGCCGCATACAAACTGGTTCAATTAGGTTTTGACGAGCTACGAGCTAACCCTGATCTCGCTCGATTCATGCAGAACGAAATGATCTACCCGGCAGCGATGCGCGTCTCAATGCTAAACGAGCAACGCCGACTTAAATTAGCGTTGAACAACGACATCGGTTTCGTTGCCGAACGACTGCAATCATTGCTGTCAACCCATAGCGACATCATCCCCAAGAATTTTCTTGATGCGATCACTAAAGCCTTAGAAAAAGCCAGCGACCCTCAAGGGCAGTTTGACCTATCAACTTTTAAGCGTTTGGAACGCAACCTCGCAAGCCTTATCAAACTGACAACCGAACGCCTCACCAAACTCCAAGAAGAACAAGGTGTTTTGGCAACACGTCAAGCAGGCGTAGACATGAAACTTATTGATGCCATAAACCAAATGGCTGAAATGCAACGCATCGTTATAGCGATTACCGAAAACCCGCAGGCAATCCTTGGCGACACTCCCAAGTTGGCTACAGCAAAACAGGCAGAGCAGGCGAACCTGTCTCGCATTGAAGCGATCCCCGACGAGATGGCTCAAGTCGACGCTGAGATTAAAGCCGAGATTGACCGTCAAAGAGAAGCCAACGCCTATTTGCAACAGGACTTGGACAACACTCAGGTCAGCCTTGAGCAGGCCCGTATTCGCGCTACTGAAACAGCCGATGCCGAAGCGACGGTGCGCCAGCAGTTAGACCAGGAGCAGGCATACCTTGATGCATACAACAAACTGACTGAAGAAGAACTTGCAGCGTTAAGAAGCCCCGATGGCGAGAAACAACCATTCGACTTAAAAAAAGCAATGGAAATTCACGATATCTACGCAAGTGGCGACAATTTTGTTAGCAAAGGTACAGCACAATCAGTCAAAAATCGCCTAGTCGAAGAAGCCACAGACCGACTCTATACCGCCCAAGGTGTTATGGATTTATTGTTGCCTAGCACAATGCGCCGTGCGCGCACAATGACTATCGGTTTGGCGACTGATCCAAACGCAATGTCGTTCATGCAAGAAGACTTTCGTCAACCATTTGAAAGTGCTGTTTACCAGGCGATTGGTGATCCGAAGCTAGCTAAAAAAGCTGTCAAAGATTTTATTGATTCTCGTACTGCAATGGACGACGATGGTGTTTCCGTTGACCAAGCGCGAATGGTTGCTGAAAGCAATTCAGGCGGTACTGATCTTCAAGGCAGAGAATTTGATTCTGACAGCGCATACATGGAAGAACTGGGTCGTGCTTGGGCTGAACAATGGATGGCAGAAAAAGACTTAGGTCGCGCCAAGCAAAAAGGCGTAGAAGCAATTCGGAAAGAATTGGCCGCCGACAACCAAGCAATGATTGACAAGGCTATGGAAGCATCCACCGTCACAGGACAGACATTGCCGTGGATTGAACGCATGATTGAATTAGATGATCGCGCAACGCTTGCAGAAGCCACCCGTACCGTTGAAGGATTACGCCGAGAACTAGCCAGGGCTGAACAAGCAGCACAAAAAGCACAGGCTGATCTCAACCGTCTTAATGACAAAGCCAGCAAACTTGCTGAACAAGTACGACCCAAAGTTCCAAACGAGCTATTAAGCCGTCGTGCCAAGTTAGAAAAAGAAAAAGTCACTACACAGAAAGCCGTTGCCCGTCTAGCCAAAGCAGTAGAGACAGCAACCCGCCAACAAGAAAAACTGTTACAGAGCCGTGTTCGCGGACGATTGGTTGGCATTGGCAAACTTGAACCCGAAACCGTAGTTGTTAAAATGCGCGATGCACAAGGAAATCTTGTTGATACAACCGTGCCCAATACGCGTCGTGGTCAACCCGTACTTAATAAATACGTTGTTGACAAACTGACAGACCAAGAACAACAAGCACTCAACGAGACAATCTTCATCAACAAAAAGGTTGCTCAGGTCAAAGAACAAGTCGCAGCAAACGAACCGTTACAAACCGAAGCAACAAATGTTCTCGCCCAAAGCGACATCAACCAGCAGGCACAACTCAATCGACCAGTCGGCCCGCAACTGTTGACCGAACCACCGATCTATTTCCCTGGCGGTACAACGTCGGCAGCAGCAGAACGAGTTGCTATCCCGATGACGATGCGCTCTGAGGGTCTTGCACCACAAGTCAAAGCACAATACGAAAACACGAAACAGACAGGCTTGACAGCGACATCGGTCGGACAGCAGGCAGGCAAACTCAACGAAGTCATGGGTCAGTTCTCACGCAACGTCGTGGTCGAAGAGTTCATTACCTCGCCCGAATTTGCGCTCCCAACATCCAATGTTGTCGGTATCCAACGTGTGTTGGAATTGCAACAAGATGCAATAAACGAACTACAAAACCAGGGTATCCCCCGTAACACGCCACAGTTTGAAACAGCACTCAAAAGGCGCACAGGTGAACTGCTCATTCGTGAACTGCGCTTACGAGGATACGAGCCTGTTAGCCCAGTCAAGTTTGATCCCGAAGTACCATCGCATTCCCCGGTCGGTGGACTCCAAGAGATCGTTGGCGCAGAGACAGTAGATGCCAACACCATCGCTATGCGTATCGGCTTGCGTGACACTATCGCTTCTCGATTTGAACCAGTCCACGGCAACACAACACCGTCGGCAGTCACCCGCGTGTTTGACAAAGTCGGCAAACTGACACAAGGTTGGAAGTCAGTCGTTCTCCCATTCTCGTTGCGTTGGCAAGTAGGCGACCTCGTCGGCAACATTATGAACGCCTGGATCCGTGGAGACATCCCGGCAAACGAAATGGTTCGGGCAATGCAAGATGTCAAGAACCGCATCACCGTAGACGGAGACGGCATCGTTCGCACACTCAAGTCAGACGTGGCCGACCAAACAATGGCAGACCCTGTACTCGCTGCACTCGTTGGTGCAGGCTTAGAAGCTCGTGGTCTTCGTGGCGCAGAACTCAAAGCAATCAGCGAAGGAACGCTTCGACCAGTAGGCGAACGCATATCGTCACGAATGTTCCCCAAGTTCCGCCAAAAAGCATTCAACGTCAACGCCACACAAAACCTTATTGCCCGTGCTGCGGTAGCCATCACAAAACTAGAAGCCGAACTAGCCAGCAAGGGACGCACCCTTGACGAAATTGATCCCATCACCCTGCTCAACGACAAAGTATTAAATGACGCTGTCGTCAAAGCAGTACAAGAAACGAACAGCACACTCGGCGCATTCGCAGAAATGACACCGTGGGAACGCAACGTATTACGCCAAGTGTTCCCATTTTGGTCGTGGATCAAGTTCATCAACAAAGCTGCAGCACAACTGGTACTAGACCAGCCCGACCGTGTTCTGTTCTACGGCCACATAGGTTCGATGTACACCAGCGGTGAAGGCAAAGACCTGATGGACTGGTTGAAAGACAAGACCCCAACACCGTTCGGTTTCATGGACTTCCGATTCTTGAACCCGTACTCGGACGCGCTGATCTTTAGTCGCAACCCGTTTGAAGCAGTCAGCCAAACTTTTACTCGTCCGTCGCCAGTCATTATGACCGGGATAGATGCAGCGAACGCTCTCGGTTTCTACGCCACAGGAAAGAACCTGATCCCATACGGTGGCATGAGTCGCCCTGGTTACCTTGAGGGTCGCCCAGGTGCTTCAGCCCGTGGCGTAGGTGACCTTGCAGGCGAACTTGGTTACATGGCATTGAACCGTTTCGGTGGCCCATTCCGCAATGTTCTGACCGTATTGCCAAACGAGATACCCGTCATTGCTCCCGAAGGCAGGTTGATCGGCACAGATGTGGCTATCGGTACACGCAACCGTTACCCGCAAGGCTCTGCACGAACCCAAGGTATCTACGCCGAACCTCGACTGAACCCCACCCTTGCCCGTGTCGGTGCAATCCTCGCATCGTTGGGTATTCCAGCACCAATGTTTGACACCGAAAAGGCTTACGCCCAAGGCGAAACACAAGCAGCTAAAGATGAGAAAGCCCGACTTAGAAGGGTTGTCGCCCGACTACAGTCGGTGCAATGATCTACAAACTAGAAGTCCACGGTCGACGACCCACCACCCTTAACCAGGAACGCAAGGTCAACAACTGGGGAGCCAGGGCTAGCGACACTAAATGGTGGCGAGCGCAGTACGCCGAACTGGCAGCCGACATCCCGCCGATGAAGCGAATCCACATCTCGGTCACCCCCCTGCACAAGAACGGCAGGTCACCACAGGATGTTGGAGCCTGCTTCCCCGCAGCCAAAGCCGGGATAGACGGACTCGTAGACGCTGGGGTTATTCCCGACGACACACCTGACATTGTTGTTAGGCTAGACTTTCATGCACCAGTTGTCTGTGGAGAAGACGGACTCCGAATCGAGATCAGGAACGCCGAGGAAAACAATGTATAAAGACTCAGTTAAAAACTTAGCTGCAAAAATGACTAAGAAAAAGACAACCAATGGTACTGCCGACACCCAAGCCCGCCGTGCTGGTGACCGTGGTGTCCCGTCTGACTTTACTGCTTCATTAGGTAGTGGTAATCAATATCGCACTACTGGTTCGTCTTCTAAAAAAATCAATGATGGAAAACGTGTTTTTGAAACCAAAGATACAAAAGGCATGAACCAATACTTTATAATGGGTAATGATGGAGAATTGATTGAAGTTTTTGATATTTACAACAGCGGTCAAAAGTCTTCCGATGCAATCGTGACACCAAGAACTCGACGTTAGGAAAACTGATGAACCCAATGAATGGTAACCCACTCTCAAATTTAGCTTCACAAATGGCTGGCGGTGGCGGTATGCCGATGGGTGGCGAATCAGAAATGATGCCGTGTCCCATGTGCCAAGGTACTGGCATGGTTAGCGAAGACATGATGGGTGGTGGCTCAATGCTCCCGCCTCGCCTCGCAGCCCGTGGTGGCGGTATGTCAATGGGCGGCGCACCAATGGGTGGCGGTATGCCAATGCCCTCGTCAATGAGCTAGCCATGGCATCGCCAGCGTGGCAACGTAAAGAAGGTCAGAACCCTTCAGGTGGACTCAACGCTGCTGGTCGAGCGTCGTATAAAGCACAGACTGGTGGCACTCTCAAAGCCCCGGTCAAAGGTCGCCCAACATCACCCGAACAGATGCGCCGTAAAGGTTCGTTCTTGTCGCGTATGGGTGGATCGCCAGGCCCGATGAAAGACGATAAGGGTCGCCCGACTCGCAAGGCTTTAGCGTTAAAAGCATGGGGTGCTAGCAACGAAGCCGAAGCCAAATCTATGGGTCGTCGTTTACTGGAGCAGTACGCCAAACAGAAAGCGAACAAGAAATGAAAAAGCCTTTTTGGGAATCAAAGAATCCGAACAAGAAGTCAAGCAAACTTGGTGCTGAGGGTATCGCTCTTGCTAAGAGCATGGCATCTAAGGCTGGTCGACCGTATCCGAACCTTGTTGACAACGCAGCAGCTAGCCGAAAGCTTAAAGGTAAATGATGAAACCAAATCCTAAAAAAGTTGGCCTTGTAATGCGCGAATTCAAAAGCGGTGGTTTGCATTCAGGCAAAGGTGGCAAAGTCGTCACCAATCCTAAGCAGGCTCTCGCTATCGCACTCTCAGAAGCGAACATTAAACAGAAGAAGTAACCCCTGCTCACAACGTCATTTCGCCCCGGTGACTTGACCGAAGGTGACCATTCAGTAAACTTGGTGTTGCCAACACAAACGTGATGTCGAAGGCTACGAGCCTCTGTCACCCTTAACAAAGGAAATTATGCGGCAAATCACCAAAGCAATAATTATTATTTGCGTTTTGTCATCGTGCGGATCGACAATGAAAGTCTCAACCGAGACGCTCCCTGTTCTCCAGCTCGCACCAGTCACAACACAACCAACACTCAATGCACACGAAGCCTTACAAGCCGACCTAGCAACCACAACAACGACAACAACAGAAGTGCC